CCCAAGCCATAGCAAGCTGACCTCCTTATATTGAAAATAGGCTAACTTTTGGGGAATTAGTTAGCCCATTTTTTGCAGAGAAGGCATTGACCACCTAATGCCTTACGCCAACCATAACTTAAAGTTATGTAACAGGCCACAACTTTTCTTTAACTAACTTAACGATTTCGTCATCAATGTCCGTTTCTGTGGACTTGGCATAATCTTCTAAAAGCGAAATTACCAAAGATTTAATCGCGTTGGATTTGACAAAGAACTTCAGTATTGGCTTGATAAATCGAATCATTTTTTGTAATATATTCTTTCCAACTCTAGTCAAGTTTGCTAGTTTTAGCAAAAAGGCCACATTATGGAAGAACAAGAAGAAGAAAAACAAAGGCCGAATATTGTTGCAACTTTTGTTCAGCTTGTCGTTCTCGGTTGGTCGTTAGCGGTTATTTCTTGGTCATACTACAACCCTAATCCCGTAAGGCAAATTGATACGACCTTTGCCGCAGGCTTGCTTTCGGGCGTCCTTACGCAATTCGGAATTGACCTCAAAAGTAAGAATAATGACAAAAAAAAGTTACAAGGTAAAGTTAATATAGTAGACAATAAAGACTCCAAAGTAGGTATCAAATGAAAAAATTATTTTTTGTTTTATTTTTGCTTCCATCTGCGGCGTTTGCCGATATGACGTCAACAATTACGTCATCTGTACAAATAGAGGTTATGTCGGCGGCAACTGCGGCTGATCGGGTAGCAAACTCTTATTCTGTTTCTGGTTCAGGTGTTACAACTACAGATGGAACAACAGCGGGCGTTGTTGGCGGACTAGGAACAGCCACAAACGGCGTAAATGCGTTTACTACAATTACAGCTTCACAAAGTACCGCCGGAGAAAATTTCCAATTCACTCAAAGTTGGTTAGAAGGCGATGCGGTACCAAGTAGCGCTCCGACAACTGGCGCAGTAAGTAATTTTTCAGACCTTACATCAACAGCGGCAGGCGCAATTGGTTCTGGCGCGGCAACAATAGATAATCATGTTATCTCAGTAACAGGCGGCGACCCCGGTTCTTCAATAACAGGTCAATATGTAACTACTCTTTCTGTGGATTGATGAAAAATGCGCAAATTATTACTGATAGTTTTATTTTGTGGACTACCTAGTTATGCGCAGCCCGTTACGCCGGCCTTTACAACCGGCACAATGTCATCAACAACGAATACCACCACTTCTATCTCAGAAACTATTGTTTCAACAGACTACTTTGGGAACTCATATGAATATTCAGTTACAGGGGTCGGGATTTCGACAGATGGCGGGGTTGCACCAAATACAACAGATGTTTCAGCAACGGTTAACGGTCAACAATATACTTATACGGGGTTAGATTTATCGACAGACAACAAACCAGTATTTACTTTGACAAACCCGACAAGCGGCGCGGCTTTTCAATATTCAGAAAGTTATCGAGGGCCGGGGGGAATTTCAAACATAACAAGCATAACAAGACAAATAGAAAGCGAATCAGTAGTTACTTCTACGTCTGTGTTCTCTCAATAGCCTTAACACCGCTAAAAGCGCTTGCAAACGCTGTAAGTCAATCAAACAACGGAAGCGTAACAAATATGGCTATCCAATCGTTAACGGGCAACATGACTACAAACCAATTTGGCGGAAATATTGTTTGTCAGGGTGCAACACTAACATTTTCGCCTTTCGTCACTTTTGGCGCTAATTACAGAAAACCTTTTGATCATTATTATTCCGTTCCATATTATGACCCGACAGATGCCGATGAAGACGGCGTACCAGATAATCCCGGTAATGTATTATTTGATGAATTATTTTATTCAGGTACAAACAAAGATTCGTTTGCATTAAATACAGGTTTTAGCCTGAATTTTACAGTACCACTTGATAGACAATTTCAAAATCAATGTAAAAGCGCAGCAACAACACAAATAAAAATACAACAACAAGTACTAGAAAATAAACGCCTTGACTGGGCTATCGCGCGTATTAAAGAATGTGGAAAATTGAAACAGCAGGGAATAATGATTGCAAAAAATTCTGAATTTTATAATTTATGCGCCGATATTTATATCGATAAAAAGCCAAATCAAGTTTTACCCCATACCCATGAATTAAGATAAAGGGCTGATTACTCAGCCCAAGGGTCGTTTGTAAGTGGTGCAACTTGTATTATTTTCCAACCTTCTTTTTCACATTGTCTAACTGTTTGAGCGACTAAATCAGGTCTTCCGCATAATTTCTCTACGCAAACTTGATTATCCCATTCTCTTATTGTGCGAACTGCGTGAGTGTAGTTTCTAGCTGTTTTAGCTGTTCTAGTTGTTCCATCTTCGAAAGTAAAAGTTAATTTTCTTGTTTTAGCCATTTTGGTTTCCTTTGTTTGGTACACTTTAATTATAATATAATTAAATTAGATTGTCAACTATTTTTTTCTGATTTCTTTTTTCTAGTAATTAATTTTTTAATAATTGGCTTTATAGCGTTAAGAATTATGGGCGATGATGCCGCCACAAATCCAATCACAGCTGTTGATATTATTGTCGATACTTCAGGAATATAAGATTCTTGAAATGGAACTGGCTCCCATATGATGTTACATTCTCCATTTACTAATTCAAAGGCTTTTACTTTTTCCAATTTCTGTGAATTGGCATACGAGCCAACGCGCAGAGGTTGTTTTGGGTCAGGGCAAGGCGGAATTGTTATAATCTCTTTTTTTTTATTTTTTGGAATTTCAGGCGGTTTTGTTTCAGGCGGTTTTGGTGTTTCAGCTTTTGGCTTTTCCTTTTCCTCTACAATTTGCAACTGATTAGGATTATATTGAATTGGAATATAAGAAGGCATCTTTCCATTAGGGCAACTGTAAAAAGCTCCATTTGGGTCGTCTTCTATTATCTGTGTATTTTTTATTGAACTATCTCGATGTGTTTTGACACATCCAAGAATATCGATTGTCGGCGGGGCTACATTTAAAACATTTGATGGCGGTATATATGAATTAATATTTATTGTCGAAATATCTGGAATTTTTATTTGTTTTATTTCCAATTATTTCATAGGTAGAGGGATAGAGCCTTTTGTTCTTTCTGGAATTTGATTGTCAATAATTTTTGGCATCATCTGTTGTACGTTTGCCAATATTTCATTCATAACACGATTTTTTAGTTGCGGGGAAGTAACGTATTTATAACCAAAGTATGCACCGCCTAACATTGACGTACTGATTATAAAACTTAAAATAGATAATATTTGTGAAATTTTTGCCATGATAAAAGAAATTTTAAGAATGTTGGTTATGCCTTTGACTTTAACGACCCTGTTTCTTCTAATTGCTTTGATGCCTTTGTATCTGATGGCGGGTTTGATACGGGTTCAGCTTCAAGAATCTGCTGTTCCAAAATCTTCATTGCACCGCTAATTTCATATAAGGCAATTTGTAAATTTTGCCGTTCAAGAGCTAGTTCCTGTAGTTTTTCTTTGAGGTTCATAGTTTAAGAATAGAGTGATTTTCCTTTAGTTATCGCAGCATCAATGTCTGTAAACGATTCAGTTGTCCAGATAGATGTTGTACCATCAACTTTTTTGTAAGCCTTAATAATTTCAAGATGATCTGTATTTCTTTTGATGTGAGCTTTCCATTCAGCTTCAGAATCAGTAGAGTCTGTTCTTGCTGTATAAGCTGAATAGCTTGCATCTGCATTAATAACAGTTACGCTATCGCCCGCAGAAGAATAAATTTCTGCAATTTCATCTGTGCTTTTTTCTTCAGCCATAATAAAAAAATAATTAATTTAAGTTTACCCTACTTCTAGGGCTGTGACTTTTGCGGATAACTCTTGTACTGCTTTTACAAGTGGCATGATAAACATTTCGTAGGAAATACCTTGTATTCCATCTGGCGATTCGTGCCAACCATTAAAATCTGTAATATTGTGCTTATCTAAAGCTTCTTTAACTTCCTGTGCTATAAATCCATACATCTTTTCTTTATGGTCACTTTCTTTCCACTTAAATGTAACCGTTCTTAAGTCGTTTACAAAGTCTAATCCGCAATCGTTGTTTGTATGAATATCTTTTTTTAATGAAATATCAGAGTTTCTTGTGAAGGTAGCATTTGAAGTAAAAGTATTTGTAACAACATTTCCTGACTTACCAAAATGTAATGTGTTGTTTGTATCTCCGCTTAAATTACATCCAATAACTATTCTGTGTTGAGAACTTGCACTACTTACCTCTGCTTCTCCTCCTATTAAGGTATTAAAAGTACCATCTGTTAATGCAACCCCTGCACTTCTACCAATTAAAGTATTGTGATTACCAGTTGAAACATTTCCCCCTGCATCAAAGCCACAGGCAGTATTGCTATAACCAGTAGTACATTCTTGTAATGCACTCTTACCAACCGCAGTTGATCTAGAACCTGTTGTAAGTTTTGTTAGGCAACTTGCTCCAACACCTACAGCATCATGTACTGTTGTAGCAGCATCTAAACAGTTATAACCAATAGCAACGCAATCATCAGAAGTTGTAGAAACATCGAAAGCACCTCTCCCAATAGCTACGTTGCGGATTCCAGTTGTTAACGCAGCAGCACAATGAGTACCTATTGCAGTATTGTCGCTTTGTGTAGCAAGTGTTAAAGCTTCACTTCCTATCGCAACATTATTACTATCTGTCGTCTGTGTAAATAGAGCTTGATAGCCTATGGCTACATTTGAAGCACCTTGAGTAGTACTGTGTAGTGCGTTATAGCCCATTGCTACGTTATTATTACCTGTCGTTATATCTTCAGCACACCTTGCACCAACAGCAGTATTTGAACCACCACCATTAGATGATTCTAAACAACGAAAACCAACAGCAGTATTCGCATCATCAGTTACGTTCAGATTTAAGGCATCTTCTCCAACAGCCGTATTTTCGGTACCAGTTGTGTTAGAAGCTAAAGCACCTGCACCTATACCAGTATTATTATTTGCTGTTGTATTTTCCTTCAACGCACTTATACCGACAGCTGTATTTCTTACACCAGTTGTATTTCCTCCTAAAGCTGAACGTCCAATTGCAGTATTATCATTGGCTGTTGTGTTTGCATCTAAAGCAAAGGCACCTACGGCTACATTGTCCGTACCCGTAGTGTTAGAAAGCATAGAATCATGTCCAATAGATGTATTTGCAGCTCCTTCCGTATTTGCACCCAAAGCCATGTGACCCATAGCATTATTTTTACTTCCTGTAGTATTGGCATCCAAAGCCCTATCTCCTACTGCCGAATTTTCAGCACCAGTTGTATTGCTTAATAATGCGTTATAACCTACTGCTGTATTGTTAGAGGCAGTCGTGTTTGCCTCTAAAGCATCAGAACCTACCGCTACATTTCTTGTTCCAGTTGTATTTAATTTTAACGCTTCAAAACCAACTGCTACGTTATTCGCTGCTGTAGTGTTTGTCATTAATGAGTTAACACCTAGACCTGTATTGTTTCCTCCTGTTGTATTAGCTCCTAAAGAATTTAAACCAACAGCCGTGTTGTTACTTGCTGTAGTATTAGCATCTAAAGCTGTAGAACCCAAACCTGTATTGTTGGCTCCTGTTGTGTTTGCTGTTAAGCAATCAAAACCTACAGCAGTATTATTGTTTGCAGTTGTGTTTGCATCTAACGCTTGAGAACCAAGTGCCGTGTTCTGCGTTCCAGTAGTGTTAACCAACAAAGCAACTGCTCCTACAGCAGTATTGTTGTTTGCCGTAGTATTATCTCTTAGAGCAGCTTTACCAACTGCCGTATTGATTCCACCAGTTGTATTATCTTTTAAAGCTTCAAAACCTATTCCTGTATTACCGTTTCCTGTGGTATTTGCGTTTAAGGAGTTCATACCGACAGCAGTATGAGAATCCCCAGAGGTATTTGAACTTAAAGCACTATTTCCTATGGCGGTGTTATTTCCACCAGATACAGAATCATCTAGTGCATTTTCTCCAAGTACAGTATTACCGCTAACAGAATTTGCACCTTTACCTACAGTTAAAGAATTTATTGTCGCATCAGCAGAGGAAGTTATACCACCACTTAATGTCCTTAAATCAATCCAACCATCATTTGCTGTGTTTCTCATCTTCAAGATATTATTACTTGTATCAGCCCAAAGCATATAACTTGCTGTAGTAGAGGGTGCAGAACCAGAACTATTGTTTGTCAGTATCGCTTGCAGAACATTATTTAAGTCTGATCTCACGTTGGCGCCTGTGGAATTGTCTATTACATAGTCGTGAGTTGCCATCTTCTAAACCAATTTTTTATCTAAGTATATCTTAATAGTTAATTTTTAACTACCTCGTCCGAATCCTGTTGCAGTATATTTAAAATCTCTATTTACATGACTACTTCCATTTTTTATATCTATATTAAAACCACTACCTGTAATAGAAGATAAAGCAAAGAAATCGCCGCTTTCGGCGTTTTCAATTGTTATAGCAATACTAGGTAAAAAAGAATTGGCTGCAACACTTGTACCAGATTGACCTGTAAAAAATGTATTTGTAAATGTCACAGACTTTTGGGAAGTTCCTGACGCAATAATTCCATTTGTTGCCCCCGCATTTCCAAGACTTGTTTCTGTTCTACTTTCTAATTCTGCCGTATATCCAAGTTGATCTATTTCAATAGATTGCGCGGGGTCGTCAGAATCCATTTCGCATCTAAATTTAAAACCACGGCCAACATAAGTTCCATTTACAAAAGGATTAAATCTTGTAAAGTTTGCTCCATAAGTACAAGCTGTTCCACTTGATATTGTTGCACTTGTAGCTGAAGTAACTGTAAATGTATTATCTGTTTTTGATGTGATTTCATAATTTCCATCTGTAGCAGAACCACCAGTAAATGTAATTACAACAAAATCTCCGACAGAGTATCCATGCGAAGTTTTTGTAACTGTTATTGTTGTACCGCTTTGCCCATAAGTTACACCTGATGAAACTGTTAAATCAGGGTCAAGGTCAGTTGAAGCTACCAGTAAAGATGCGCCCACATTAAAAGCTGTCGCACCATCAAAATCTGTCCAAGTATCAATATTTGCTGATCTTTTATCAATTAAATCATTCGGATAAAAACCTTGCGTCACAAAATGTCTTCGTAATCTTAAAGGTTGTTTAACACCTAAATCTAAGGTGTTTGCAAATTCATAAGAACCACCAGTAATATCAACAGCACCAAGAAAATCAAAATCAGCAATTGCATCAAAATCTGTAACTCCATCTAACAATTCAAGTGAACCAAGAACAAGTCCATTAACATCATCAGAAAAGAAACAATCTACTTTTGTACCGCCAAAGGGGGGCGAATCTGTGTCCTCCCTATCAACAAAAACAGCAAGTTTTGGCAAAGGGTCAGGGCTGTTTACTATTACTGAGGTTTCGCCAGAACTTAATCTTCCGCCATCATCCCGAAATTTCAAAATATATTCGCCAGTTACAATATTTGGAACAATTGATTCGCTTACGTTACCCGGTAAAGCGGGTATGACATCTACAGAATTTGTGAAAGTTGCTGTGCCGTCATCAATATTTGACGCCCTGACTACCACGTTTCCTCCATGCACCACGTCAACATCTGTTGCTTTATCAAACCTTAGTCTTACAAATTGATCTGATATTGGTTCTATTCTTAAATTTGTTACATCTTGCGGTAATGCTGTTTTTCCTACAGCTTCAAATGTTAAATCAGTTGAAGTCGCCGAAAGTTGCGCCTGTACGTTATAACTAAAAACCTGTATTTCATAAGTTCCAAGTTGACTATTTAATATTTCAAAATCAGGTCTTGATACTTTTTCTGTTACAAAATTTCCGTTTTCATATCTGTAATTAACTTGATATTCAATAACTCCGTTTATTGGTTGCCAACTAATAACAATTTTTGAAACAGCCTGATTGTTTATTGGAACAATAGTTTCAACAGCAGTTAATCCAGTTGGCGGATTTGTAAGTTCATTCAATATTGATATATTCCTTGGGGGTAATTGTTCCCCGTCTTCAATAAATGCGTATTTTTCGTTTATATAAGATAAAGCTGTAATTGTATAATTTACAGAATCAGTTTCTTCAACAGTAATTACCCTAAATTTTTGCGGTTCAACAGTAACGTTTGATATTAACCAAATAGTGTTAACGTTTGGCGTTTGAGAAAATGCAGAACTTACAGTAATAGTTCCGTTTGAAATGCTTGAAATTGTTTTTTCTTCAACAGAACCATCTGGGAGAATTAAAGATAATGTTGCATCGCCGACAGGGTTTCCAGAAGCGTCAACAGCAAAATCTGTTGCGTTTGTATCATCTACTGTAACAACAGTTGTCGAAGTAACACTTGCAAGCCTTCCTGATCTTCTAACGCCCGCGCGAACAGGGTCATTGATACTTATAACAGCGCCCGGCCTGACAACTAAACCGCCTTCCATTGATGTCGTAAATGTCACTAGCTCAGATTCATTAGCTTCCGCGAATGCAATCGCTTTTGCCAATCTGAGCGCTTGCCCCCGTGATGTGCAACCGAATCCTTTTACCTGTTTAAGAACTTTTCCTATTTTTGATGAAATATCAGTATTTTCAAAAACTTCAAAGTCGATTTCTTGTGAATCCATGTTGAAATAAGAAACCGATACAACAGAATGTCTTTGCTTTAAACTTGAACCAGAATAATTAAATCCATCATTTCCCACATTTGCTAGTGAGAACAAGAACGAAGAATCTTTTGGGGAATCTTGAGCCAATAATATTGAGCCAGTTGACCAGATCGGCATACAACGCATAACACCCGCAAGTTCATTTATAAGATCAAATGCTTCGCTTGATGATTGAATATTGACGTTACAAGAAAATCTGGCTTCCTGTCCGCCAAAGCCATCATCAACAAGAGTATTTGCAAATTTTGATGCCGTTACAAAAGAAAATAAATCAAGGTTTGAATCTGAAATATGTGTGCCGAATCCGTACCTCTCAGTCGTGAGAAGGTCGAGTAACACCATACTTGGGCATGAAGTCCAAACCGCCGCACCCATAACCCCATTAAAAATATATCCGTCAGGATAAACAATCCGGCCTGTTGCAGAATCAACAGTTGGCGTTCCTGAACCTGAAGCACCGGCGCCCGGAATCCTTACTTTGATACCGCGGATGCGAAATTTCCGGCGGGGGATTGAACTGAACTGTTGAGAATCAAGCCTAATTGCGTTATATGCTGAGTTTGCATAAGTGCTTGCATCATCAATTATTTCAGCGAAACTTGTCCATTGAAAAGCGTCTATTAATGAACTATCTGTTGAATCTGCTGTTACTCTTGAAACTCTTATGTCAACAGGAAAAGCTGTACCAGAAACAATTTTTGTTTCATCTATTTCTATTGAATGATCTCTTTGGTAAGCGTCAGCAGTTCGTCCTGTTACTCTTCCGCCATTTGCTGAAGTTATAACATCAGTAAAACCACCGCTTTGATATTGAATACCTATTTTATATTCAACAGTTGAGCCTAAAAGATCGCCTTCATCTGTTACCTTTTGTATCTGTGGAAATGTGATTGTTACTTTTATTCGATCAACATTTGTGTTTGTAATCTGTCTTGTAACTGGCGTATCTGCTGTAACTGTAACTCCAACAGCTGTTATCGAAGAAGAACTTTCAATTCCAGTAATTCTTGTTTGATCTGCTGTTCCGAAACGAGGCGTGAAAGTAACATTCTGAAAATTAAAATCTGTATCTGTTGGACTAGAAGAAGATGCCGTTGCTTTTAAAATTGGCGTATCGTTAAGAAAAACGTCCTTTAAATATGCGTTATTATATGCCGTTGAAGTGCGGTCTGTAATGCCTTCTTTTGAAGCGGTTGCAGAGCCTTCAATCTCTCCCTCTGATACAAGATCAAGGAAAGTTGCAAACTGTTTACTATGAAGCGTATCAGGAGTTCTTGTCGGTTGTCTTGGGGGCGGCGGACTTGGGGAGCCACCAGAACCGCGAATAATTTTTCTTTTATCGGTCATGCCTGAACTTGCTCCGTATCAACACCGCCAGAAATAACAACTGAACCTGTGAAAATTTCGCCATAAACAATCGGGACGGGCGTTCCGGCCCGGCTTGTTTGTTGCGTTCCTGAAAAACTAAAAGACAAACGGGGGTCTGCCTCACTAGAAAATTCAGGTAGTTTTGGAACTGGAAACAGCATCCCACTTACACCACTCAAAACCAAACCCGCACCTATGACACCAAGAGCCGCAGAACCATAAGCCCCTGCCGCATATATACCTGTTGCACCCATCAAGCCCCCACCGCCTGCCAAACCCGCACCAGAACCGCCATGAAATAAACTACCCGCCGGCCCAAACGCTGTAAAAGACAAGCCTATTAAGGCCACTCCAAGAAGCACTTTTCCGAAATTACCCCCCGAACCTGAAATAACAGGTACAAAAGATATATCTGATTTACCAATAGGATTGTAAAGCTCGTCCGCACCGATTTCTTCATCGTTAGTTATGACTTTATAATATCTATTTGCCATATGACTTTCCAGTTTAGGAAAATTATTTATTAGAAAACTTACAGCCTGCGCAACGTTGGCAACATTTATATCTTCAAATTCTTTATGACCGACTTGTTTTGCCAGTTCTCCATATAACTTAATTTTACGAAGCATAA